TGTACGAGACCTGCACCATTAGATGGTGTGAAGGTACCTACGTTGTCAGCACTTGAATATTGACCGCCACCAAGACCACCGTTGGTTGTTGCTGTACCACCAGAGAGAGCGGTATAGACATTTGGCATTTCGGTTTTCCTTTTTTATTAGTTGTTGGATGCACCGTGAATCATGTTAATGATTTCCTGTGCATCTTGTGCTTGGTCGATGCGAAGCATCATGTCATCCACGCCGATAGGAGTTTGTCCTGCTGCGGTGATGGTGTCAATTTGTCGAAGGGTTGCCAAACTTGGATTCTGTGCAGGTTGTTCCTGTTCAAATTCAATACCAAAAACATCAGCATTTTCTACCACCCAATTCTCTACAGCCTCAGGTGATACGTCAATATCTTGTGGTATAAATCTAGCAATCTTTGGATTAACGCCCATCGACTCTAAAACATACTGAACAGTTCCATCACGTTCTTGAACTTTGTAACTATTAAGTTGCTGTTCTAGTTCTTTAATTTTCTTTGATTGTTCTTTTTCTAATCTTCTTAATTGCTTAAGTAAATCAGTTTCAGAATAATCATTATCATCGAACTCGTCGGTGATGTCTGTATCCCAGTTGTTTCGTTTGTTGCTCATGCAACAGTCTCCCATTCTTTTTGTAGTTGACGTAAGCCTCACATCAAATCAGGGGACGAAATGATATGGCTCTTACTACCAGACTTTTACTCACGCAAGGGCTGGTCGGTCTTGCTGTGGAGGTCTATTTAAAAAGTACCCATACCACTGGTGCCAAGTGAAACAGTTGATACTCCACTTGAACCAGCAAAGGTTGCCTTTTCTTGTTCTTCTAATCTCTTACGACGTTGTGATTGTAAACCCTTAAATTGTTCTGCAGTTAATTCTTCTTGAATACCTGCTGCAGTACCTTCATAAATTTGTGCAAGTTTTTCTGTAGGTTGTAATTGTTCAGCAATCTTACCAAATCCTGTACGTGCTGCTTCACGAGTAACGCCAAGAGTTTCTAATTCTTGTGCTGTAGTCATTGAAGGTCTGAATCCAAACCTTGTCATTTCAGAACCAATCTCAGCACGTTTAACTTTACGTTCTAATTGTGCTGCCATATTTTCTGGACTATCTGAAGTTAATAATGCTCTAGCAAAATCAGAACTATCAAGAGTTGGGAAATAAGTTCTTAGTTCTTGTTTAAGTAAGTCATCAGCATTCTTAACTTTATCGTATGCTTTTCCAATTCTGTTTTGTAATTCGTAAGGTGATACGTCATTGGCTACTAGTTCAGCAAAGTTTTGACGTGTTGCTAAATCTCCTAAACCATAACGGTTTAAAGTAAATTGATAGTCTTGTTCTAAAGTAATATATTGTTCAGGTGTTGGGGCTAATGCTTTACGATTGGCTGCAATGTCAGTAGCATATTTTTGTTTATACTTTTCAATACCAGAAAATCTTTCTTTAAATTCTGGAGTTGAATAAAGAGCAGACTTAACTGCTTCGTTAGTATAACCTTTATTAACAATCATATCTATTACAGTATTGGCAATGCTTTCACCTAAACCGTATTGTCTTGCTAATTCTCTAGCAATATCAAAAGCATTTGCTCTGTTTTTTGTTTCTTCATATTCTTGTTGCATTTCCCATTCAGACTTAGAAGTAATAACTTCTGGCATTTTAACTTGTGCAAGTGCAGCAGCAGTTGCTGCGTTAACTGCAGCCCAATCAGTTCCAGGAATATTTTTAGGATTATAAGATACTTTAGTACCTATTGGTCTATCTATTAAATACTCTAAATAACTTGCCATTATTGGTTTTCCCTCATTAACGCAAATACATCTTGCATAGCACTTAAAATAGTTTGTTGAGCATTCTTAGTGTAAGCCCAACGTGGGTCTTTTTTAATAGAATCAAGACCTTCAGAAAGACTTAATGCACGTGGTGAACCATCTTTAGAATTAATACCTTGCATCATACCTAATAAAGTTTTATCATTGAATCTAATTTGTTCTTTAGGTATTTCTAAATACTCACTCATTAAATCACGATACGGTGAAGCAACATCTTCTAATGTAGCACCAGCATCAAACCTTGCTTTAAATGCTGGAAAGTTTCTCATCATATCTTGTTTCCAGATTTCAGTAATATCTTCTTTAGTTCTCTTTTTAGTTATAACATCTTTAGTATAGTTTTTTAATTCAATACTATTTTGAGGTAAAGATATTCCATATTGTGAAGCAAGTTTTTGTAAATCACGTGAAGTTGTACCAGCAATACCTTGAAGATATGCTGCATTAAAATCAATAGAATCTGCAACTATTTTTACTAATTCTTCTGCAGATAAATCGTAGAATATAGCACGGTCAGCAAGTCTATTAACTTTATTATCATCAACATTTGTTGCACCATAAGTCTCAAATGTTTGACGAACCTGTGCTCTAATATCCTGTTGTAATGCACTAAAGGTAGCAGGGTCTTGGCTAGCAAGCAATATCTTTTTTCTTGCTTGCTCTGGGAATGTTTTATAGAACTTAGTGCTTCTCATTAGTTTATCTAATTGTTCATCAGTAACATCTTCATCAAGTGAAGCATTCCAAATAGATTCTAGTTCTGGATATTTTTTAGCAATCTGTTGAGCAAGGGATAAGTCAACATCATCATCAGCATTCAAGAAATTATCATCACCCATTGCTATAGGTTTACCCTTACCTTTACCCACAACTTTTATTTTATTTCTCATATTACTTCTAGATGATTGTTCACCCATATAATTTTTATAAGTTCCTTTAGTAAAAGTAGTCCAAGGAGTCCAGTTAGTTCCTTGTTTACTAATTGCGTAAGCAGCCTTAGCATTATTAATTGGGTCAAATAAATCTTCTCTAACTCTTAACTTATCTGAACCTGAAAATTGTTCTGGGTTTTTTAAACTACGTATTTGAAATAAGCCAATGCTTTCATTCCATTTATCATTAACTAAATCTTCATCGCCAATAGCATCAGAGTTACCACTTGATTCAGCCATAGCAATAGCAACCATTACTGGAATATCCTTTTCTGGAATACCAGCAGTTCTTAGAATCTGTGCAATTTCATCTCTAGTATATTGTGCCATTATCGTAACAAACTTTCTAGATTCTCTGAAGGAGTAGTGGATTCACTTAATACTCTATTAAGAGAATTAGCAAATCTTTGAGCACCATAATAAGATTTAGTTTCAGCATCACCTTTAGTTAGTTGACTTGCTATATCTTGGATATCTGCTTCATCAAAAACGCTATCACCAGAATATAAATTAACTGGCTCGCCTGCTTCAGTTGTTGTCTTAGTAATTCTTTGAACGCTTTCAGCAGCAGCCTTTAATACCTGATTACGAAAATCATCTAGTTCACCCATAGATGCTTTACGACCTTTTTTAGTCATAAATTCTTTATTTAAAATACTGTCAATAGTTGCAGTATTAGGTATAGCAACGTTAGGATTTGCTACTGCTTCTGGTTGGTATCTGTCTTTTAATTCATCTTCTAAACTTACAGGTGTATATCTTTTTTGTTTAACAAGGTCAAAGTTTTTAACACTAGTGTCAACTAAAGATTTTGCTAAACCACCACGAGTTATAGCATCAGCAATACTTGAGTTATTACCTCTAATGCTTTGAGTATATTCAGCATCAGTTAAGTATCCTGATTCCCATAACATCTTTTTTAGTTCAGGTAATCGTTTAGTTTTGTCATATCTTTTTAAAGTATTTTCTACAGCAGAATCTAAATACTCAACATGGTATTGAGTCATTGGTCTACCTTTAGGACCAGGTAATAATACTGCAGGAAGCATATCTTGTGTTGGTTCACCGTTAGCATTAATAACACCAGGTGCAATTAATTGAAACATAAATTGACTAATACCAGTATTAGGGTCAACAATTGATTGACCTTTGGCTTCTACTTCTGATACATCAAAGTTAACTCTTGTATAAGAACTTTCAGGAGTTTCACCTGGAGTAAGTATTCCTTTAACTCTTTGACCAAACTCTTCAGGTGTTACTTTCTTTTTTTCTTCAGTTTTAGGAACAGCACCGCCACGAGTTTGTGCAATAATTTGTGCAGCAGTTTGAGTATTAGGTTTAGGTTTTTCTTCTTGCGGCATCCATAAAGGATTGTATTTAGCAACAGTAGAAACCTTGGCTTTTAATACAGTAGTAGTATTACCATTAACAATAGAATCTTCTATATCAATAACATTAGGGTCATTGTATACTTCAAAAGGTAAAGAGTAACTAGCAATATCTGCTTTCTTATTAGCAATCTTTATCAATTCACCAGCAAGAGGTATGCTTTCTACCGTGTTTCTAGCAAAAGATTTATTTTTAGGTACATTTAATGGAGTCCAAACCTTATTGGTTTCATCCCATTTAAAACTTATTACTGTATCTTTATCTGCCATTTAAACCTTCTATAGTACGTCTCTGGATTTAAATCTAAGCATAGGTTCAAAGATAACTTTCTTTGCTTGACCAAAAGTTGCGTCACCTTTACTTAAAGTATTTAAATCTGCTAATGCATTATTTCTGTAAATCTTTTTAGTCATTACATAATCACCTTGTTTAGTAGTATTTTGTAAATCAAAATACGTCATAGAATCATCAGTGATTTGAACTCCTGCTTCTAACTTCTTTCTAATATCAGGATTGATTTTAACCTTAGGGTCAGCAAGCATTTGTTTTAATTTAACTAGCATTTCTTCTTGTTTAGATATACCAAAGTCACCTTGTTGTAAAGCATAATCAAGTAAAGGATTACTTATTCTTAAAGCATCTCTAAATTGTTGAGTAGTGTTTTTAATTATTTGTTGTTGCATAGGGTCAGCAGTATTTCTTAATGCTTCAAATGCTCTATCTTCAGCATCAAAATATTTCTGTCTATCTACTGCAACTTGTACTTCATTTAAGAAAGATTCTAAATCTCTACTCTTTAAAAGCCCTGCTGCCTCAAACCACGCATAAGCACTTGGACTAAATTCACCTGTATTTGGTGCTGCTAAGAATGCTACATCACCATAGGTATTAATAGTATCTTGATTGGTTAACATCCAATTCTTAACTTCGTCAGTTTTTTGGAAACCAATCTTTCTTTCTTTATCACTTCTAGATACTGTATAAACTAAACGTTGAGGATTTTGTCCAATAAAAGCAACTAAAGCCTCTTCATATAAATCATCTTGACGTGGATTAGGTGCTTTAGCAAGGTTCTCGTATAAGTCAAAGAACTCTTGACGGATAGCACCAATACCTACAGCCTTTAAATAATCTGGAACATCTTCAGATTCTTGTGAAGATACGCTAAAAGGAAGTGGTGTTAAACCTATAATATTACGTAAAGCAACTACGTTATGTGCAGTAATTTTGATTTGTTTAATGTATTGATAACGTTCTTCAGGGGTAGCATTAGGTGATAAACCTAAACCATTTGCTTGATTATAAGCAATAGCCTGATGTACTGCTGTTACTTCTTGTTTATCTTTATCATCAGAAGTTATAACTCTATATGCTCTATCCCACCAAATAGGAATAATTGCACGACGTAATGTTAAGTTATCGCCAATCTGACCTAAAGCCATATTATCTAATTTATCTGCTAGTAAATCACCTTTATCACCAGGAAGATTACCAATAATAGATTTAAATAACCATACAGAACTTGCTGCAATTGGTCCAGACAATGTTGGCATTGCTGCATCTGCAGATAATGATGGGTTAGCAAAGGCTAACTTTAAAGTAAAGTCATTATATGATGGTTGTAAATAACCTTGTTTACCACCACTAATTGCTGTAAATACTGGGTTAACTGCTTGGAATATAAAGTCATCCATTGGCATAACAACATAACGTTCGCCTTGTGCATCAGTGTGAATAAACCCTGAACCATCTAAACCTAATGCTGCAAGTCTCATTCTATATAAAACACTTAAAGGTGCTTTACGTAAACGATAAATACGTCGCATAAAGTCTTCAGTTGCACGATAGAAACGACCAACGTTACGTGCAGACCATGCTAGTTGTGAACGAATAGATGGGTCATCTATGAATTTTAGTAATTCACCTGTTGCTTCTTGTGTTGAAATCTCGGCAAATCTTTTTTCTGCTGTTAATTTTGCAGTTCTATAGTCTATACCATCAACAGTTTTAAGTAATTGTTGAACATAATCTTTTTCAAACTGGTCATATATTTCTCGTTTAGCAAAATACATTGACCACCAGGCTTGAGAACGGTGAAGTGCAGTAATCTGCCTATCCATCTTGTCCCACATCCAATCTTTGCCTTTAGCAAAGGTGGATAATCCGTCTTGTCCTGCAAATTCTATGTTAGTTCTGAAAGGACCTGTAATTAAATTGTCTTGAGATGTAGCAAAGTAATCTTCAAAGTCTAAATCTCTAAATACTTTCTTTAAACCTCTAAGTCTTGTAGCAGCAAGTCCACCTTTAGTAAAGGTTTCTTCTACTACTGCTCTAGATTTAATGTAATTAAATAATCTTTGATTAAATACTTTATCTGCTCCACCATTAAATACGTTATAAAGGTCAGCAAGTACAGTATTAACACGTTCCAATGCTACTTCTGCTGCAGTTTTACCTTGTTTAAGTTTAATTGTGGCTTCTGCACTACCTTCTGTAAACCTTTTTACAGTAATATCGTTAGCGACAGCCCAAGTTCCATCAGCATTTTTAGTAAAACCTATCTTAGTCATAGCATCATCTATTGCTTTTGCTGCATCATCAGCAGTTTGTAAACCATTATGGTTAAAAAATGTTTCAGTTGGACGCCAAAAGATTTTCTTTTTACTTAATCTAAAGTCATTATAACCAAAACGAAGTATTATTTCTTTCCATTGTGCTACTGCACGTTGTCTTTTGTCAAGATTATCGTTAGTATATTTAAATGAATTAGTTAATTTACTTCCAGGTGATGCTGCTTCAAGTCTTGCAACTAAAGTATTATCTGGGTCAATGTTAATATATGGTGCATCTTCTGCACCACCAAGTCCTGCACGTGCAGCAGTTGTAGAAGTTACAGCATCTGCAGCATGAGGGTTATGTTGTAAAACATCTAAAGTCCATTTTTCATGTCTAGGGTCTAATCCACCTACAATGGATTTACCTTTAACAACTTCTGCAGATTGTAAACCTAGTTTATATCTAAACTCTTCACCACTTCTAGCATCTGCTGCCATAAATGCACGTGCTTCATCATCTATTTCACCAGTATATCCTTTAAGTTTATCTCTTAAATAAGATATTGATTTAGAAGTTTTACCAGCAAATACACCTGCAATGGTTGCTGCTTTACGTCCTTTTAAAGATAAGTAATTAAATAAGATTTCTTTTTTAGCAAATAATGCAAAGAATAATTGTTCATCAAGTGTTGATTTAATACCAAGTTTAGGAGCAAGTGTAAAGAAAGACCAGTTATCGTTAACGCCTTTAATAATTTTAGTATTAGTTAAAGAACCTAAACGTCTTAAACCTTCAGTGGCTTTACCACCTAAACCTTCTCTGGCTAATTGTCCTGAAACAAATTCGCCAATTCCTATCCAGTTTAACTGCCCAATGATTGGTGTTTCTTGATAAGCATGAACTGCACCACTGGAACGCATTGGAACTAAATCAAATCCATCGGCTAATGCTTTTTGTTCTAATGAAAGGTTATCGCCAAATTGTTTAGGAAAATAAGAATCTTGTTTAGATAAAAACGCTACAGCGTCACCGAATTGTTCTTCTAGTTGACGTGCAATAAATTGTTCTCCACCTTCCATGGTGGATAAACCCATACGATGTAGTACTAAAGCGTACATACCTCTTAAGGCTTGAACTCTATCACCAACAGTTGGCAAGTCTCTAAATGCTTGAGTCCATATTCTTGCTAATGGTTTAGCCATAACCATAGTAGCAACACTTTCAACTACATCTAAAGTATCATCAACATCTCTGTCAAGTATTTTAATTCCACGAATACCAGGATGTACACGGAATCTATTAAGTAAACCTTTTCTTCCAGCAACACTTTCTTTAGCAATTCTTAATGCTTCAGAAGATTGAATTAAAGAATCAAGTTTACCTGAAGCAAGGGCTGTGTCTTCACCTACTGCAAGTATTTCATTTAAAAAGTCTTTACCAAATATTTCTTTATTTTGTTGAGATACAGGTTGTGCTGCATTGTCCCAAAATTGTGCAAGAGTTGTAGTAATTTTATTTCTTACTGCTCTTGTCTTTGTTGCTGTAGCGACATGTTGTCCACGAAATTTATCAGAAGAAAATACTCTACCACTAAATAAAATATTTACGTTACTAATATCTTCATCAAAAAACTTTAAAGCAGTTCTAGAATCTTCTACACCAGATTCTGCAAGTAATCTTATTTGTCCATCATTATCGTATTCTGGAAATTCTCTAGCAATTTTTTCACGAACACTAGCACGTTTGACAGGGTCTTTTGTTTTAATAAAGTCTTGTAGTACTGGACCAAACTCATCCCAGTATTGAATAACTTCTGGGTCTTTGAATATTTCAGGTAAAGAAGTTTGTCCACGTCTAGCAAGTTCTGCTAATCGTGCTCCTTTAGTTAAACCTAATCTTGCAGCACTTCCAACACCAAAGGTTGCGTATGTTAAAGGGTCAATTGCTATTTGATAAGCAGCATCAGATATGCCAGATAAAACATTAAAAGCAACACTATAAAAACTATTTTCAGTTGGACGATTACCTAATATACCTCTAGCAAGAGTACGTCCAGGACTTAGTTGTGCACGTTTGTATTGATTAAGAATTGGTTCAAAAATTTCAGGTTGTGTAAACACCATGTCTAAAGTGCGAACCATTTCTTCTGAAAGTTCGCCACCTTCAGCAGCAACTATTTCGCCAGGTGTTCTACCTTCTGCTAAACCTCTAGCAACAAGACCAACTGTTTTTCCATATTGATTATCAAGTTTAATTATTTCTGATTGGTCGAACATGTTGGTTCCATCCCAACCGTTCATCCAAGATTTACGAGAAAAATAATCTTCTGTTGGTCCTTGTAATTGTTGTTGTGCTATAGCACCAGGCATATTAATTGCTTTAGTGTAATTAACTGCAGCACCAAACAAACCACGGAATGGAGATTTTAAAGCAGAAACAATTTTAGAACTTAAAGTCCAATCAACTGGTTTTTTAGAATAGTCAGTCATTCCAAAAACAGAAGTTAAAGCAGATTGAACATTAGGGTCAAGTTTTTGATATTGACCAAATGCATCATCTGGTTCAAGGTTTAAAAGTTCACGATGTTTCTTAAATAGATAACTGTATTGTTCAATTGTATTTTTAGAAGCCTGATTAAGGTTTGCTTTATAAACTGCCGCACCTAATGCAGGGTTAACAGAATAAACTATCGGGTCCATTAAACCTGCCCAGAGTTAAGTATTTCTGCAATTTGTCCACTGGAATCGTATGGTAATAACTCTTCAAATACTTGACGAGGAGTTGGTCTAGCAGGCATTGGCATGCTTGAATAATCAGGTTGAGTTAAAACAGATTCTTCAGGTCTTTGACTTGGTGCATTAAAAGGAACAACAGGTTCCATTAAACTTTTTAAATTAGGAGCAGAAGCATTAACTTTTTTATACATATCTGCTTGAGATTGTGTATTTAATAATGCTTGACCTTCACCATAACCCCCACCAGACATATATCTAACTGGTTGTTTGGAAGTATTCTTATCAGTACGTTGTGCAAATTTGCCTGGTCCTGAAACTTTTTCTGCCATTAATCTAAATCCTCATCGAGTAATTTGTCATCTAATTGAATATGTGCTTCGTCAAGCATGCCTTTAAGTTTCCATATAGGAGACTTACCATCATCTATAACGTGTAAAAAATATTTACCTTCACTGTTCATCATCTCAACAACAGTTATAACACCTGTAGCCATGCCACCCATAGGATGCATGTCTTGCACGAAAGCATCTAATGCCGATTGAAATTCAGAGACGTAATCTCTGTTCATCTTTTTCTTCGACATTTTTTATCCTGCCAATCGTCCCAAAAGTGATGCTAAACTAGGTGGTTGTGGAGAGGCTCCAGTTGAGGGAGCGGGAGCACCAGGAGGGGACGGCTGTGCTACAACCTGCTGTGGTGAAGCCTCAACTGGAGTAGGTTCAGGTTCAGCAAATATTTTCTTTGCTGCTTCCTCAATTGAACTACCATTACGTCTTGCTTCAATAATTTCAGAAAGTTGTAAAATTAATTTTGCAGGACTTTGTCCAGTTGCAATCATCTCAGGTAATGCTGCTGCACTTGCCTCTATTGCTTTATTTAAATTATCACGCATACGTTGAATATCTATGCGTTCTTGTTCTTTAGAAACGTTTAATGACCAAGGAAGTTCACTCATTACAAATTCTCTTGAAACAAGTTCACCACCTAGTGCTTGTAAAGAGAATATTAATGCACGACTTGGGTCAAGTCCTGCCATTAAACCATAACGAACTTCTACAGTGTAGTCACCTTTAATATCTTTTGCTGGATTATATTTTAATTCGTAAGGTGCACCGTCATTGTATCCACGAATAGTTTTTTCAAAACCAAAAATCTTTTCATCAGCACGCATTGCAAGACTAATCACATCTTCAAATGTTTGTGCTAATACTTGTTGACCTGCTTTGATTTGAGAATCAAAAGCACCTAATAACGCCTGGACGCCTTGCCCAGTAATAATACTGGCATCAATATTGCCAGTACGACCTTCTGGATATCGGGCACCCAGACGCATTTCCTGTTGCAACACTGCTTGTTCTGTAAATGCTGCGTTCGGTAGTTCGAGCCCCACTCTGCGGATTTGTTGAGGGTTTTGACTTCTCAACACCGCATCTGGTCCGAATGCTAACTCTTGAACGTCATTAGGCAATGCCAACGGAGCCTGAACAGATTTCTCTGCTGCTTCTAAAGCAAGTAAAGAAAAACGTGCACGTGCAAGTTGTACCCAAACAACATCATCAAATTGTCCACGCATATCATCATCAATGCTTGGACGTTTTGCTACACGTACCATCATTTCATTTAATGGGTTAGGTGTACGTTTTAAAACTAAATTTCCACGAGAAGGAACATAAAGAAGAATCTGGTCGCTATCTTCGTAACGAACCATTTCAACCATTGAATACAAATCAACATTATCTCTACCATTAGGTCCAATAAGTTGTGATTCATATTCTGGAAACTCTGCAACCATTTCTGCAAGAGTTTTATAATATCTACGAGTATAAGAAACTACACGATTGAATCTATCAAACTCTGGATATGCACCAAGAGGATTATCTAGACGTATACGAGGCTGGTTGTTTTCAACATCTAATTCTATGACGATAGGTAAAAACCCATATGTAAGGTACCAATCAGCCCCAGTATACATTTGTGTTTGTAGACGTGATGTGTGAATATATGAGTTCACAATCATGCTACGTTTTTCTGCGGCAGCCTTAGCACGGTCAGAAGACACGTTAAAGGTTGTGCAATTAAAACTAGGTAGTGGTGCTAACACTTCTGCTAAATCACGTGCGGCAACATCAACAAAGTTTGCAATCATAGGCGAAGGCATGCCTTCAGGGAAGAAATCAGGAAACACTGACTCTAATTGTCCACGACGCACAGCCAAAACATTAGCCATACGTGTATCACGTTCAGAGTAGCGACGTTTCAACGCCTCCACTTTGTCAGCAATTTGACGCACTTCAAGTGCCATTAAAACTCCTAAAAGGTAGAATCAGCCATTTGGGCTGCTGCTAGTTGGTCAAGATTAACAACACCACGCTGTCTAATACCAGCCTTAGTTGCATATCTGTTTCTTGAATGAGATTGTGCAAATCCCATTTGTTGAATTAACTCTTTAACTCTAATCTCACAAAACCATAAAGCCATAACACAGTCAGTTGCTTGAGACTTTTTAACATTAGGTGCCCAAGTAATTAATTGGTTAATTAAAGACTTAACATGTTCATTACCTTCAGAAGAAGGCAGTTCAATTAAATTATCATTCTGATGTTTACCATCACGTTCTGTACCAAAAAGGTCAGCCATAGATGCTACACCAAAATCTACATCCCACTTATTTTTACCAGTGAAATGGGAACGAAGTTGAATACCTCTAGAAGCCATCCACTGATTTAACTCTTCATCTAACGCATACGCTTTTTGGTGAGCATTAATCTCAACACGTAACTCATTAGGAGAATACTTATTAACCCAATCTTCCATCAAAGAACGAATCTTTTGAGGATTAGGGTCATCCATATTGTAAACATCTAAAACAAAACGTTTATGACTTCTTCTATCAAAAGCCAACATAACTGCTGCGGTATGCCCAGACATAGCAGGGTCAATACCCATAATTAAATAATAATCAGATTTGTTTGGATGCCCAACAGCACCAAACTTAAAAGGACCAACTTTACGTGCACCATTAATAGAACCTTGCACACAAGATGGTCTAAAGATTGAATCTTCCTGAACATCCTGCTGTTGATAAACCAAAGCCCATGTAGTCGCAGTAACCTCACCACGGCGTCGATACAGGGCAGGACCGTCCCACTTAGAGTATAAACCATTCTCATCAGGTTGCTTACTACCAGACTTCTGGTCAGTTTTAGCCCAAAGGGTTTTCCAATCCTTAGGCTCATCAGCAAACTCTAAAACTGCTGGCATAGAAAAATAAGTAAACGGAGATTTACCATTAGACCAATGTTTAGGATTTCTTATCTCACGATAAAGGTCAGTAGCAGCAAAACGAGTACCAACCACAAGAAGAACACCCTCATCATCAAGACGAGTAATAACTTCTTTCTGAAGCCACTCAATTTGCTTCTCCCACTCATGGGCATTAGCACCAGTGACACAGTCATCAAGAATAATCATATTGGCTCTGGAACCATAAATCTGTCCACCAATACCTAAAGCCTGAACCGTAGGGTCTTTCTCAGTAGAGTTACGAGACAACGTAATAGCGTTGGCTTTCCAAGAATCAGCATCCTCACGCCAACCACCAGAAGGAGCATAAGTAGCCTGCAACTTAGCCCACATAGGATGAGTTAAACGTTGCTTAATAGAATACACAAACTCTTGAGCCTTCTGCAACGTTTTAGAAACAACAATAATTCTAGTATTGTCTGGGTCCATACAGACTTTAAATGTTGAATAATTAACAGTAATAGTTGTGGACTTAGCGTGCTCAGGAGGCACATTAATTAAAAGCCTAGTCTTATCAGCAGGCTCAAAAACCATCGAAGAATGTAACC